GGCGCTCTGAGTCCACGGCGCTTCTTTCTTGTATTGCCTTGATTCTATCGGCCTTGGATGTAGCCCATTCTTGGCCAGCATCTCCACCCCATGCCGCCCATGCCACACGCCCAGGCGATGGATAGCTATCCTCGCCGGGACTGAATCCTTCGCCCTGCTTGTCAACCTCATGCCGGGCGAACCATGCCGCCATCGTGATCACCGTGTCGGCGCTCAACTCATCACCGCCGAGGATCTGGCCGGCTCGCCTAGCCGCCACCTCGGTGCCGCCATCGCGCCCCTCAGCCTTCCAATCCCGGTAGCGCTGCGCCTCCTCCTTCATGCCCTCCGTAGGCATCAGGTCGATCTCCTGCCCTTCGATCGTTGCCATCAATCTCCCTGCAGTTGCTCGCTCAGGTCTTCAGTCCCTTCCTCCTCGGGATAATCCTCCTCCTCCTCGATCACCGGCTCGGTCTCCTCGAACGGTGCCTCGGTGCCCATCGGCCTTGCAGCCTGCACCGCACCGCCCTCGGTCACCTCACTCGGATCGGTGTCCGTGATGATGTTGAACTCATCGAGCATCGCCAGCTCGCTCTGGCGGGTGAGCATCACATCATCCAGATCGCCACCCTGTTCTGCGATGACCTGCGTCAGAGTCTTGAAGCCGCAGCGCACGGCGGTCTTGTAGGCATCCACCTCCTTCTGCGGATCCACCCACTCCCAGCTCCGGGGGATCCACTTGCTAGCGCGATAGCGATCGGGGTTGGTTTCATACCCAGGCAGGTTGACCGCACCGCTCAGCACCGCCATCTCCAGCCATGCGTTGAACACCGGCTGGTGGAAGTTCTCAATCATGTACCGCTGCAGCACGCGGTACGCATCGCGCTCCTCGAGCAGGCTCAGCCGGCTGCTGCTGTAGTTGCTCTCTGAGAAGTTCTTGCTGATGCTCTCAAACGAAACGCCCAGGCCAGCAGCGACAGCGCGCAGCATCGATCGCGTGAATGGCTCGAGCTGCCCATCCGGTGCGTTCATGTCCGGCACCGTCACGCTTTGCCCGGGATCGAGGTACTTGAAGACCCCAGGAGAAAACTCGCTCACGCGCTCGCCTTCATACATCTCGTCCGCCGTCAGCTCACCCTCGGGACTGGTAATGAATCCCATCAGCGCGCTGCTAGCCCGTGCCCGCACCAGCTCGGCCTCCTCATAGCCCTGCAGCATGTGCAACCGCATCAGCGCCGACGCGAACCACGTCACGCCCCTGGTCTGCCCAGGCCGTTCCGGAATGAACAGGTGGATAACCTCATCAGCAGGCACGCGAATCCGGCGGCCAGTGGTGCGCACGTTGCCGGCGTAGGTATCGCCCGGATGGTTCGCATAGAAGTGATACGCCTGCGGCCGCAGGTATTGATCCACCTCGATGCCCATCCGCACCGTGTTGCCATCCTTGGCCTGCGGCACGTCGTCATCGATCAGGTAGTCCGCCTCCAGCAACTGCAGCGCGAACGGCACACGGCTATCGCCGAACGGTCGGCGGATCATTCTGATGAAGATCTCGCCGCTCTCCGCCAAGCTGCGCACCGCCAGCCGCTCGATATCGTGGAAGCCGAGCAGGCCGCTCACGTCGCAGCGATATTTATTCATCCACTTCTCGAACGCCTCATGGATCTGAGCGTTCATCGCCTCATCTAACTTGCCGCCGCGCAGCATCCGCACCTGGCTCTGATGCCGGATGCCATGGCCGATCACGTTGTTCTGGATAGCGCGCAACGCCTGCTTCGCATAGTCCGAATCACGGCACAACTGCCGCGCCCGGTTGCGCAGTGCCTTGAAGCTCGACTTGATCTCGCTATCGGCGCTGGTGCCACTTGTCACCCAGTCCGCCGTCAGCCGGCTAACGCGCGCGCCCTGATACGCACGTTGCCGCGGCCGGATCGGCGCGAATCCCATTGCCTTGAACAGCCGAGTGCGCAGACCCATCAGAACCTCACGAACAGATTGAACGGATTGCCCAGACCATTGGCGATCAGCTGAGCCTTCTGCTCACGATTCACGTCAGCCTTCAACTTAGTTTCTAAAGCCAGCAAATCCGTCAGGTCGTACTTGCTCAGACTTCGGTTGCCAATCGTGTATTGCCTAACCACGCCGCCGGACACGATCGCGCGGATCGCAGCCTGCACCGCGTCGAGATCCTTCTGCGCCTGCGAGCGACCATCCAGCGCAGCCGGTGTGCCCGAGTAGCTCAGCGCCGCCAGCACCGTCGACTGGCCGCTGCCAAGCGTGATCGTGCTGCCAGTCTTCGTCGCAACCGCCTGCCAGTACCAAGTGCCGGCATCGAAGTTCACGCTCGTGGCCGCGGCAATGCTGAACTGCCAGCCAGTCCCATACGCAGTGCCCACCACCGTCGCGCCTTCGCTCGCAGCGTTGAACCGCAGGTAGTAGGTCAGCGTGTAGTCCGAACTGCTGACCTCATTGCCCAGATTGTCCACACCAGCAACATCCCGCCACTGGATCGTGTCGCCTGCTCTGATCTCGCTCGGGATGTTCACGGCCTACCAGTTGCTGACGAAGCCACTAGCAGCCACGGGTGCCGGCGACTGCTTCCTTGATCTTAGCGGTGCCTTCTTACCTTCTTCCATCTGCTGCCGCAACTGCTCCCACATCGTTGCCTGATTCATGCGCCGGCTGTAAATCAACAGCGCCGCATAGCCATACACCGCACAATCCAGCGCTTCATTTCGATCACCCGACTTCTTCACCCACTCCCTGATCGGAAATCCTCGGTGATACCGCAGTGCCTGCCGTTCGCTGGTCAACTGCCGGAAGTATTCCTGATCAGCAGCCATCCCGAAGTTCAAGCTGCCGCCCGCTTCGTTATGTCGCAATCTGCCAAACAGCGTCGTCTTGATCGTGTCAGTCCCGAGCTGGTACAGCGTCACGCCTTTCTTCAGCACCTTCCCGCGCCAGTTCACGTCCACCTTGTTCCCCTTGCCCACCGCCGGACTGTTGCGCCGGCTGCTGCCCTTGATGGCCACCACCCCCTGCCGCACGCGCTCACGCACATAGTTGTACACCTCATGCGTACAGTGGCCGCCCGAGTCGATCGCCATCTGCGCGATCTTCAACTCCTTCCCGCAAGCTGTCGACCAGCCGGTGGCCAGCACATGATCCAACTGCTTCCAGACCTCGAGCTGGGTCGGGTCGCCCATCAGCTCCTGATGCCACACCAGCCAGCCGGTCTCGCCCTCGCCCCATCCCCACACACTCACCGCCAGTCGGTTGTCCTGCACGTCCACCCCGGCCGTCAGCAGCACCACCCCATCGGGGCATGTGCCCGGCTCATACGCCAGCCGCTTGGTCATCAGGCCTTCAGCGTTCACCGCCGCCGCATAGTCCTCCTCCCATGTCTCCGCCAGTCGCGTGTTCACGAACGCCTTCAGCGCTGGACCGTCACCCTTCGCGCGCAGGAAGTCATCAACCAACTGCTCCCAACTGCACCATCCCAGCGGGCTATACAGACCCGACAGATGAAAGCCAGCTGTCTTGCCATCGCTCGGTGCCGTCGCTCGCCACTCACCAGCGCCCAACATCCGCGGCTTATGCACCTCCTCGAATCGCTCGCCGCATTTCTCGCACTCATACCTCGCCGTCTCCGGTCGCCGTTCCTCCCACTTCAACCTTGACCACTGCAGCCATTGCATCTCACCGCAACACGGGCATGGCACATAGAACCGCCGCTGGTCGCTCCGCTCATATTCCGCCTCGATGCGGCTGAAGTCCTTCACCGTCGGCGTGCTGGTCAGGAGAATCTTCCGCCGCGCGAACGTGGTCGTCCGCCGCTCTGCCAGCGCCACCGGATCGCCCTCGCCATCCACGTCGCTCGGGAACGCATCGATCTCATCGGCAAACAGATACCGGCACGGGGCAGATCGCAATCCCGTCGCGCTATTTGCCCCAGTCAGCAGCAGAATCCCGCCGAGATATTCCTTGGCGAACATCGTATTCCCAGAGTCTCGGCTCCTGGCTGGTGCGATCTTCTGCGCTAAACATGGCGTCTCGTTAATCAAACTTTCCAGCCGTTGCTTGCTTAAGCGCTTCGCCATCTCCACCGTCGGCTGCACGCACAACATCGGACCAGGCGCATGGTCGATCACATAGCCCAGCCAGTTGCTGCCTGCTTCCGTCTTGCCCGTCTGCGCCGCGAACATCATCACCACACGCTGCACTGGGCTGCTGCTGCTCAAGCAGTCCATCGGCTCCCGTAGGTAAGGAGTCCTTGCGGTCCGCCATGGTCCAGGTTCCGCGCTGGCCTTGCTGCTCAACCGCCGATAGCGGTCAGACCACTGGCTGACCGTCAGCGGCTCCTCAGGTCGTAGCCCCTCCATGAAGCCAGCGCGCCATGGGTTAACCATCAGCCAACTCCACCAACGCAGCGCGATGCTCCTCCGTCAGCACCTGATGGATCGCCGCTGGATCAGTCTCGCCAGCAAGCTGGTGCGATAGCCGATCCGCCAAGTTCGCAAGCGCCTCACGCACACTCCGCCCCATCGCGAAGGCCTCCTTCTTCACATCCACCGCAGGCACCAGATCGCGCCGCTTCAGGTCCACCTCCAACTTCGCTAGCTCCGCTTGGTAGTGCTCACGTCGCGCTCTGCTTTCATTCAGTTCCGGAATCTCATCATCAGGCAACGCAGCCAACCGCTGCCGTAACTCCCGCGGGTTAGCTGGCCGCGGCTCCACCGGGTCAGGCTCATCCACCTTCGCGTTGTTGTTCTTCAACGTGTTCTTCCGCCACAGCTCAAGCGCAAGATCACGATCGAGCCAACGCTTGCCATCTTCCTCGACAACAGCCTCAGCGATTCGGCTCTTGCTTGCGTGAGTGACTGCCGCCTTTGTGCAGCCTTTGATCAAGGCAAACTCCGCGAACGTGACCAGCACGCAGTTAACTGTCCTTAGCTTCTGTTAACTGATACTAAACCCCTCTAAACTCTGCCTAGGGGGTCTCATTGTAAGAATCGCTAAGATCCCTTGCGGCGCAAGGCTTTAGAGCTTTTGATCGCTGACGCTAGGGAAAGCGTGCGCGATTGGACGACC